TGTCTTCTAGCTTATCTAATTCAATCCAAATTCTTTCTACATCATTCGTTAATGCAGCTACGCTTGCCTGTGTGTCGCTGTTGTCTGGTATTTCTATACTATTTATTTGTTTTTCTAAATACACAACTTGAGTTTCTATACTAGCAAAGCGTTCTTCTATAGCTTGTTGAGCATCTTCTGTTTCACCTAAACCACCTATTTTATTTTCTAAGTTTTCTAAACGATTAACGTAAGTGGCTCCTGTGTAACCAAAGCCCGCAAGAGTACCTATAATTGAAACTAAAGCAATTATTTGAGTTGTTTTATTTTGAAACCAATCCATATTATTCTCCTATAAATTAGGTTGTTGATTAATTAAATTTTGCATTGTGTTAAGATTTGTCCTAGCTAAACCATAAAACGCATTTATATTATCTGAAATAGACGCATTCGTATAGATTTCCTTTGGTTCGTACCACGTTGTAGCTTGAGGAATAGTGGCTTCTCTATACACATCAAAACCAGGAACATAGCCTAAGAAAGCTACTAAGGTTGTTTCATCCCCGTATTTTCCTGTTTCTTCTTGTTCATTTTCTGCCTGTTCTTGTTGATTTTTTATATTTTGAGCGACTATTTGGTCAGCTATTTGGTCAGCTTCGCTAGAAGTCATTACTCCTGATATGGCTGTATCTATTTCTCCTTGCATATTATTAACTTGTACGTCTGCCATGACTATTTGTGGGTTATTGTCTAATGTTGGCATAGGTGTTATAACTGTAGAAACACTACTAACTGTTTGTGAACTACCACCTGACATACTGCTAGTGTCTTGACTTAAAGAAAGTATAGTATTTGTTTGAACGTTAGCAGAAGCTATTTGGTCAGACATACTGGGGGAACTACTTGTACTGATTCCGCCCCCTGAGACAGAAGAACTAGCAACTCCGCTATTTACATTACTAGAATTACCACTATTGTTATTCCCACTTGAATACCCTGTTGAAGAACTGTTAGAAGAAGTATTACTGTAAGACGCCGTTCTTAAAGATTGATTTACAACATTTAACATAGTGGATGTTATTCCGCTTCTTGATGTTCTTTCTTCTGCAATTAATTCTGTTTCTTCTTCTTCAAGGATTTCTTCTTCTCTTTCTTCTAAAGCAACTCTTTCTTCTTCAGCAAATTGTTCTTCTATTTCTTCAAATATTTCTTCTACCACTTCTTCTTCAAATACTTCTTCTTCAGCATAAAGTTCTTCCTCAGCTTCTTCAGTTCTTTCTTCTGCTATTTCTTCTCTAATTTCTTCTTCAAACCATTCATCTAATTCTTCTATAGTTTCAAATTCTATAAAAGTGTTAATTTGTTCAAAATCCTCTATTAAAACGGTTTCTTGCAATATAAATTCTTCTATAAGTTCTTCGCTTGGGTTAATTGTAACTATGTCATTTCTTTCAAATTCGTCATAAGCTAACAAAAACTCAGGCTCGTCAAATAATTGAACATCATAAATATCATTTATGACGTTAAAATCTGGTAATGGATCTACATCATTAGAAAAAGGTTCTTGAAAATCAAACTCAATAAAAACTTCTTCATACTCAAATACTAATATTTCTTCATTAGGTTCAAAATCAAATTCTTCTGTATAAGTAAAAATATCTTCCTCATATCCAAAGTTATTATCAAAACCAGAACTTCCTCCCTGCATATCGTCTTGATAACCGTAATCAAATTCTTCTTCAATATAATAAGCTACTGATGCTTCTTGTGTGTAGCCTGCACAAAACGGAGCATATTGTGGATCTTCATCACATTGTTGATCGTCATAGGCTTCCCAATAAGAAGGACAAGATTCACTATAAAGCTGTGTGATATTACATTGTTGCGTTAGATAAGCAGCTGCATAACCAGCACAACTAGAATTGTTTAAAGGATCACTACAGTTTATAGAATTACCTGTTCCTACTCCATACAAAGAACCACCATTTTCTAATGTAGTATTAGACGAAGTGCTGTTCCAGTTAGTGTTTACGCAAGAACTAGAATTAGTTGTGCCTGTTCCACATTCATCATGATACAAATAAGTATAACTTTCTGACGTTCCGCTACCTATCTCTCCAATTAATACATCATGGTTTATTACGTTTAACCCACCATATCTGTATTCAAATGTATTATTAGCCCAAAGAATTACTTCAAAACTATTGTCTGTATTACTCCTGTTGTATTCTCTTAAGTCATACCAACCGAATATCATTTTAGAGGAGTCTCCCCAAGATTTTATTCTTGAATTGTTATCTCTAATTAAATCCGTCCAAAAAGGGTATAAAGTATAAGTATGTTGTCCTGTTAATGGGTCTGGAGTGTAGTCGTTGCAATAAGATCCACTTGTTTTAAAATGCAAACAGCCGTTAGTTGCCATTCTTGCTTGGCTAAATGTTTGCCCATAAAACGTAAAATTAAAAGATAAATCTATAGCGGGAGAAACCCCATCATCTGAAACCGAATAAGCTAACTCTCCTTCGTAATTATTAGCGTTTGTTTGTAAGTGGTATAAAGATTGATTAGCTTCATAAATGTATTCAGCTTTAAGCTGATTAATTCCTAATGCAAAAATTGCTGATAAAATTAAACTTGCAATAAAACATAAAGTTTGCCATTTTTCTTCTTTTTTATGAAGCATTTTTCCACTCTTTTTTACACTGCTTGGTAGATTTAGTTTTCTTTGTTAAAACTTTTCTTACGCCACTTACAACATCTTTGTTATAACCTGTGTCGTTAGGATTTAATCCTTTTTTACAGTTTGCTATCCAATTAGCTTTATATTCTTTAGCATCAGGTCTTTGTGAAGGATTAGTTTTCCATCCTTCTGAAGCTTCTTTGCCTATTTTACCCATGTAAGGGCATGGAGTACCTGCCATTTCCATAGCTTGAAACACTCTAGTATCTTGACAAAGTATAGATACCGCAGCTACTTTCATGCCCATATCGTATATATATTTACTAAGTTTAAGTCTTTCACAGTTTTCATCAGTTACCGTTCTGCCTGTTGAAATACCAAATACTTGTCCTTGATATGCTCCTGATCGACCAACTGTACATAAATCCTGTGAATAAGACATAATGCTTGGTGCTATTGCACTAGCAGGTGGTGCTTTAGTTTCTATGTTTTGATTTATAGTTTGTGTGGAATTTGATTCATTTATATTTCGATTAGTATTGTCTGATTTAGTGTTGTTGTTATTTTGATTAACGTTATTTGTTTGTACGTTTGATTCAGATTTACTTTCGTTTTTGTTTACGTTTGTGTTATTGCTTGTAGACGTTGATGTGTTTACATTTGTGTTTGTATTGTCTGTGGTGCTAGTGTTATTAACATTTTGATTAACGGTTGAATTTACCGTTGAATTAGACGTAGACGTTGATGTATTTACATTCGTGTTTGAGTTTGTATTATCTGTTGTTGCAGTCGAATTAGCGGTTGTTGTATTTACATTCGTGTTCGTTGCAGTTGACGTGTTAACATTTGTGTTTGTGTTCGTTGCAGCTGAAGTTGAATTGTTTGTGTTCGTTGCAGTTGTAGTGGTTGTATTCGTGTTTGTATTGGTGTTGTTGTTTGTGTTTGTGTTCGTGTTTGTGTTCGTGTTTGTGTTTGTGTTTGTAGTAGTTGTGGTGTTGGTTGTTTCTAAACTATTTTGTTCACAATATTGTTCTCCCGCCGTACAATCACCTGTTTGGTCTGCTTGTAGTTGCGGAGCAATAATTAAACCAATAAATGCCCAAATTCCTATAAAAACTATTCCTTGTTTTTTCATTTTTTATCTTCTCCTTTAAATGATTTACTTGCCCCAGATGTTCCTGCATATAAACCAAACCATGCAGCTCCTGCTCCAACTACAATAGATATTAAACCTGATTGTTCAAAACTAGGTGTTTCTAAATCCATAAACCAAAAAGTAGTGTAATACAGTAAATACATGTAAACACTTAAAAAAGCTCTTGGAAAGATGCGCCAACTGTCCACCGCTTGTGCGAGATATATCCATCGTTGGTGTGGGTTTTTATTACCTTCGTCCTCTAATTCCCTAATTTTGTCTTTTAATCTAGATTGTTCTTGTAAAAGTTCCATAAATTTACTGAGGTCGATTTCAACCTCATTTCTATCCATGTCCCCACCAAATCTTCCTGAAGGTTCGTTACTCATTTTTAGTTTCCTCGTCGTTATCGTAATCTCTATAAAACTTAATAATGCCTAAAACCTCTTTAATATATCTAGTAATGTCTGCTATATCCATACTTAAATGTTCGTATTCTTTGCTGGATAAAGTGTAGTAAGCTCGTTTAGGAGCTTCACCTTTTTCTAGGTTAGTTAAATATTCTTCCATTCTTTCTGGAGTCATTATTTCCCATTCAACAGGATCCATTTGTACTTCCATCGGTAATGGTGGGTGGTACATAGGAGGTCTTTCTGATATTGTTGTTACAGAAACAGGTTTAGCTTTAGGTTGTATCATAGAACAACCAGAGGCTATTAGTATAGAACTAACTATTATTGCTATCTTTTTCATCAAATTGATTTGGGTCTGTTAATTTTTCTAAGTTTTCTAACACTCGTTTAGAAGCTCTATTTATTTTTCCTTCCATAAGGTCTGGTTTTGCTAATGTTAATTCATCTAAATCATGTTTTGCAAATGTTTTTCTAAGTTTATTGACATCACGCATAGCTTCTTGCTTTTCTTTTTCTAAGACAAGTAGCTGATTTTGAGTTTGTTGTTGTTTATTAAGATAATTTTCTATAGCTTCGTTTTGTTCTTGTATTTTAGTTTCAAGAATAAGCTGATTGCCTTTTAAGGTGCCTATGTCATCTTGTAGTCTATCTATCCAATAAGCTGAACCAGCAACTGTAGCTAACAATAAACCACCTAGTATTAACCCTATTTTCATTTAGATTCCTCAGGGGTAAATAAACCTCGTTCTATTAGTTTCGTCCTGTTTATTTGATGTTCTTCTTCTACGTCTTCTTTTGATTGTCCGTGATACGCAACTGCGTAATTATTTTCAACTAATGCTTTATTTATGTTTACTCCATCAACAACAACATCCCCTAATACTCTACCAAATTTACCTCTAGAGTCTTTAAGTTTTGTTTGTATCACTACTTTGTCCCCGTTTTTTATAGCATCTTTTAGGAAAGCCCCAGCCATTTTTCCTCTAGCCTTTTCATCGAGGTTACGAGTGCGTGACTCGGGAGTATCAATACCATATAAACGAACACGAGACTTATGAAGAATATCGAAACCAAGATCCAACACAACGTCGATAGTGTCTCCATCAACAACTTTTTTAACTTTACAACTGTATTCATACATATTAACACTTCCATCTTTTACGAGCTTGCCGTAATCTTGAATTAGGGTTTTTAGCGGCTTTAGGGAATTTTTTCATTTGACCTTTTGATCTAGCACAATAAGATTTACGTCTTTTTGCAGCTTTACTACCTTTTTTAACTTTACCTGTTACTGCTGTTTTAAGTTTAGATCCAGGATTTTTCTTTCTATAGGCTTTTACACCTTTCTTAGTCATGCCTGCACCTTTCTTGGTAGGACGGTAATTAGCACCTTTTCCTTTTGTGGTGCGTCGTATAGATTTTTCTTTACGTTTTGCTGCCATGTGTTTTCTGAACATCAAAATTTGCATAAAGACTTGCGCCCTTATGCGGTTTATATTTACCCGTATGTTTCATCAACTTAGGGGATCCTCTTTTTTGTTTCATCCAATGAAACCCTTTTGGTGCTTTTACTTTCATTACTTTTTCCTTTTCTTTTTAGTTATTTTCTTTCCAGTTTTTTTAGCATAAGCTTTAGCAGCTTTTCTACCTTTCGGGCTGTATGAAAAATGTTTTTTACCTACTTTTGGCATAATTATTTCCTCTTAGCTGTTTTAGCTGAACGTTTAAAAGCAGCAGCAGTAGGGGCTCCTTTAGCTCCTTTTTTACGTGGCTTCCTGCCCTCTGCTTTCTTTTTATTGATGTTATAGTAAAGACCTTTTTTAGCTTTTCTACCGTCTTTAGTTTTATGATAACCTTTTTTCATATTAATCTCCGTTGTTTAAAACTCTGTCTCTTAATCTAATTGCTCTGTTTCCAACTTGTCCTGCCCATTTTGAATCCATCATCTCTACAGCAGCAGTTTCCCAATCAGATATTTGCATGGCTCCTATAAACTTTTTAAAATTACTAAGTCGTGGGTGCCCTAAATTAAAACACATATTAGCCATAACTCTTTGTCGATTATCGTCAAGATTTCTCCACCAAGGATCTTTCATGTCTAATTCATCACAAACAATATCTATATCTTTACTTAAACATTCTCTAATTCTTTCTTCTGAAACAGGAGTACCTACAGGTTGACCATGTTCTTCATCTGTTTCTAAAACTAAATGTCCTACTCCAAAAGTAGGATATCCTAAATGATCTAAATAGATTTCATATTTATAACCTTCATCTTTAATAAGTTCTTCTATTAATTTATCTTTATTCATAATATTTTTATTGTTGTTGCTCCATTTGTTGCGACAGATAATTCCCCTAAACCAGTTACGCCTTCTACTCCTCGTTCTGTTCCTACATAGATGTTTACCCATTGTTTACCGTTCCACAGCTGTAACTGGTTGGTAGAAAGGTTCCATATTACATCTCCATTTTGGAATTTATTTTCGTTTCTTTGCGTTTCATTTACAGATAACGTTGAATCAACATCTACTTTATTTAAACTTAATTCTAATACTCTTACTAAACGATTAAATGTTTCGGGAGACAACTCTCCCATAGCTATGGGTAATCGAGTTTCTAAAATTTTTGCCATTATCTTCTGCCATTTGGTCGCACATCCATACGCATAGCACCAATTCTAAATCCAACTCCAGACCTAGAACCTACTGAGCCATCATCGTCTGATTCGATTCTAAGGGCAGCTTGTCTTGCTCTAAGTCTAGTGTCTATTTTCGTAGTTGAACTGGTACAAGTGCTGGTTGAGTTTGTGGTTAAACTTTCTCCAGGAAAATTTCGTTGTTTTAAAACAACATTAACTGTTTGTCCTGTCCCGCCGCTACCTGTAAATCTGATATCAGGGATTATACGACTAACGTATTGAAATTCTTCTCCTTCTCCAATATCAAAATCACTAGACTCTATAAATACATTATCCATTGGGGAACCGTCAGCATCGTTACCTGTTTCGTGATTGTATAAATAACCCACGTCGTTTGTTGTATAGGATCCTATAGGATTATCAAAAATTCCTTGATCTAACCAAGAACTTCTGTTTAATTCTCCTATACTCCATGCTTTTTCTTCATAATTAAACACAACGTATTTACTAATTGTTGTTTCATCAGAAGCACAATAAAACCAACCTACTTCGTCAAACTCTTTATTTAAAAAACCAAACACTTGAAAAGCTTGACCTTCTTCTAAATCATTAAAAACATAATCTTGTACAGAACAAGGAATATCTTGAACTTGACCTGTATAAGTATAAAAACCTTTTTTATCCATCCAAAAAACTCCTTTTGGAGTATTAACAGCAGCATTAGGACCAATAAGCCCCACTCCTTCATTCACTAGATTAACTCCAAAAGTAAAAGGCTGCCCTATAAACTGCATGTTGTACATAGAAGTATCTGTCCAGATTAAAGTTTCTTGTCTTGCTCTAATAGCCCCGATAATTTGAGAACCAGCTGATAATCTAAAAGAACCAGCTGTATTAGTAGATAATGGTTCCCATTCAGCGGCATTTTCTTGATCACTCCATGCAATAAGCATTGGGTCTATGTTTCCTGTTCTAGAGCTTCCCGATATAGCGTCAGCGCCTAAACAAACAACGTGTCTGTCTATGTCACTAACTAAAACTTGTAACGCTATTGTAGGAGCTAAGTTTGCTCCAGATAAACTTGTTAAAGGGGTTGCTCTAGTTGTTCCTAAAGTAGCAGCACTAATATCAAAATAATATATTCCGCCAGCTCTTACATTCATAATTAAATCTTCACCAAAATTATCGTGCGACCATAACCTTAATTGATTGTTTGCTGCAAGTGCTGTAGAAGATCCCCAAGTACCCGCCCCCCAAGTACCTGCTCCCCAACCTGTAGACTCAATATAAACATCTAATCCTACATTGATTTGATATGCGCCTACTACAGAACTACCACCGTTACCACTATCACTAGCGTTTGCTGTAACCGTAGTTCCTGAAGTATCTTTAGCGGTTATTGTATAAGCATTAGCACTTGTTACAGTAGCGATTTGATATTCTTGATTTAAAACAGCAGCAGTGACTAAACCACCTAAAGTAGCGGCACCACTAAAAGTAACAAAATCATTAGCAACTGCTCCATGACTTGTATCAGTTACAGTTATTGTAGAACTACCGTTAGTAGCAGAAAAAGTAACATCTCCAGCAGAAGTAGTAACTCTTAAAGGAGTAACATCGTAAAAATTACCTCCTTCTTTAATGTAGTATTTCCAAGTAGTCCCTACTCCTAAATATTTAGTAAGTTCTAAATCTACCCAAGCGTGAAGTGCTCTAGCTGTAGATTTAAAAGTGTTTAAAGTATTTTTAGCCCATCCACCTATTTTTTCAGGAATTCCTTTTCGGAACCTAATTAAATTAGAGTTAAACCACCCGCCTTCGTTAGAATAATCGGTGCCTTCGCGATTAATTCCTGGTCTAAATACAAATTTTTGTAAAGACATTGTTTTAGAGTAATTTTTCTACTCCTAAAGAAGCAGCTATTAAACCGTAAAGACCCCATAAAATAAGTTCTAATCTTTTAAATTTTTCAGAGCCTTCGTCGAGTCTTTTTTCAATATGCTCATAACGAATAGCGCATTCTTTTTCATGTCCTTCTATTTTAATAATAGCTTCTTTAGGAGTCGTCATTTATTTTTTAATTGCTTTATCTTTAGCTTTACCTATGTTGAGTGCAAGCAAATCAATAAGTTTATATAGTTTACCAATCCATTTATCATCGATAGGTGTTGGGGTTGAAGCTGCTATTAAACTAGCAACGGTTACGATTATGGTTATCCAAGTTATTGCATTAACTATTATTTCCATTTTCTTCTCCTTCTGTTTCTGTTGGTTGTTCTTGCATATCCCAACAATTAAGGTTGGAAGCTACTGTTCTTCTTTCGCCTTCTCCCTTAAAAGGATATACCATGTGTTGTAACCAAGAAGGGAAAACCAACAATTTTCCTACTTCTGGTTGCATAACAAAAGATTGCGGTGGTCGCAATCTATCTGTGTCCATTAATTGATTTAATCCATATTGAAAAGCTATATACCCATCACAATCACCAGACGCATTGTATAAAGAATAATTACCATCGCCAGCAGTCGGTTGATCTAGTATTTGTTGTGGTACTTTAGTCCAACCAGTTGTAGATATACCCATAATAGTTTTAGTGCCATGATCGTGTATAGGGTTATAGTCTCCTTCATAACTATGTACTGACCAAGTTTCATCTATGGCTACTGCTTTAGGATGTTTTAATCTTGTGCCTGTTTGTTGTGAAAAGAAATTTATATAATCTGCTCCTAACGAACTTATAAGTTGATTATATTCTTCTAATCTAGGGTCACTATTATCCATTAATAACTGTTCGCCTTGCGTTATTTGCCCAACTAAAGTATTAGCTAATGATTTTTTATTTTTATCTTCAATGTATTCATCAAGATAATCATTTAAGTCCTTAACCATACTTTCTGGCATTTCTGTCTGCATGACAAAAACACTAGGCATTTTATGTACTGTTACTTCTGCCATTAACTAGGTACTGGAAATGAATCATCAGGTACTGGTTCACTAGGTGGGCTAGTAATAACCGATTCTACTTGACTAGCAAATACTGCATCCCATAGCGATACAGGGCATAGTGCTACTAAATCTGCATTACTAAACGAACTTTTTGCTGCTTTAGTAAAGTTATTTGTCACATTACCATTACTATCAGTATCAGACGCATTTACGTCTACATCAAACGTACTGGTATAGTACGTTGCATCACCTTCGCTGTCGTTTTCGTACTGCATTTCTAAATGCCATTTATCCACTTTACTGGATTTGACATAGGGAATGGTTTTTACTAATTTTTTAGTTACTGCCATTTTTTACTCCTTAATTAAGTTTATCTTCTAATTCTTCGACTTTAGCCGAAAGTTCTTGTACTGCTCGTATTAATGGGTGCACAAACATTTCTTGTGATATTTCTTGTGAACCATCATCAGGGTCTTCTTTCCAACCACCAAATGTATCTACGCCTGCTTTATCAAGTGCTGATTTTACATCTTGTGCAATCATTCCATGTAAAATTTTACCTGTTGACATCATGTTATCTTTTGGATTTTCTTTATAATCTTTAAAATGTTCAGGAAATTCGTGGTTAGGTTTCCATTCAAATGTAACAGTTTTTAAATTATTAATAAAATCTAATCCAAGAGTATCGTCTTTAATATTTTTCTTTTTTCTTTCATCAGAAGAACGAGTCCAAGAAGCATCTTCGTCGAAGTCATTAGCAACAACGTTACTATCTTTACCAAAACTAAAACGATTGTCTATATTTGATGCTGCAAAACCTGAGCCAATAACAATAAGATGCGAATTAGTGCTTCCTGATCCTTTAGCATTAGAACCAATACAGACATTATTGTGAGAACTTGAACCTAATGAATCTCCTGACCCTTTTCCTACACAAGTATTGTATTCTCCTGTAGTTATTGCATCTAATGAGTCCATCCCAATTGCTGTGTTCCACATACCAGTCGTAACATTTTCTAAAGCATCTTTGCCAACTGCTGTGTTATTTATTCCTGTAGTGTTATTAAAAAGAGCATTATAACCAACAGCAGTATTTGGTGTTCCTGATGTGTTACTGTATAACGCTTGAAAGCCAATTGCTGTGTTGTTTCCTGCGGTTGTGTTAGTGTATAAAGCTGTTTTACCCACTGCTGTATTATTTCCACCTGTGGTAGTGGCTATCTGAGCATTAAGACCAACAGCAACATTACTACTTCCTGTCGTGTTCGCTCCTAGTGCATCTCTACCTACAGCAACATTTGAATTTCCAGTAGTATTAGCATCCATTGCTGCTTCTCCAACAGCCGTGTTTGAGTGTCCACTGGTATTGGCTGTTAAAGCAGTATAACCAACAGCAGTATTTTCTGTACCATCAGTGCTAGTAGTTAAAGTATAAGCACCTAAAGCTGTGTTTCTACCACCAGTAGTTACTGCTAATAGTGCATCTGTTCCAAATGCAGCATTTTCTTGTGCAGTTGTGTTTGCTCCAAGTGCTCTATAACCAACTGCTGTGTTGTAACTAGCTGTTGTTGAGGCATCTAATGCTGCTCTTCCAACTGCTACGTTTTGGGTTCCTGTGGTATTACTAGCTAACGCATTAGAACCTATAGCTGTATTATCGCTTGCTGTAGTGTTTGAACTCAATGATGTTCTTCCCACAGCAGTATTGTGACCTCCTGTAGTATTTGCTGTTAATGACTGATAGCCAACAGCAGTATTTGGTTCTCCTGTTGTGTTTACTAACAAAGCATCTCTACCAACGGCTGTGTTCTTTGATGCTGTTGTGTTTGCTGTTAAAGCACCTTTACCCACAGCAGTATTATCATCGCCTGTGGTATTAGTTGAAAAATTTCCACTACCTAAAGAAGTATTGTTTGCTCCTGTAGTATTGGCTGCTCCTGCATATCTTCCAACAAAAGTATTCTGTGACCCTGTTGTGTTTGCATTACCTGAGTTAAACCCAACTGATGTGTTGTAAGAAGCAGTAGTGTTTGTAGCAAGAACATCACTTCCTACTGCTGTGTTTTCTGTTCCAGTAGTATTTGCTCCTAAAGCATAATTACCAACAGCCGTATTGTTGGGGGCTGTAGTGTTTGATGTTAAAGCATCTCGACCTACTGCTGTATTAGCACTAGCTGTTGTGTTTGCATCTAAAGCACCTTTACCAACTGCTGTGTTATTTGTTCCAGTAGTGTTTAACAATAAAGAGTTATACCCAACTGCTGTGTTAGCAGTTCCTGTGGTGTTGGCATTTAAGGCTTGTTGCCCTATTGCTGTTGTTGCATCAACTAAATGTGCTGCTAAAGCAAATGCTCCAATAGCTGTATTTTCTACTCCTGTAAGATTAGCACCTAATGCGTCTGTTCCAAAAGCAGCATTAGTACCACCAGTTGTTATTTTATCTCCTGCATTATGACCTACTATTGTATTGTTACTAGCTGTTGTATTATCATTAAGTGCTTCAAAACCTATAGCTATATTATTGTCACCAGTAGTTAAAGCTGCAAATACATCTACACCTAATCCAATATTATAGTTTGCTCCACTTATAGTTCCTGTAGCATCATCACCAAACATTATTGATGAAGTACCAAATGCTTTATATTTTAGTGCTGAACCATTAATAGTTAATGCGTCTGTTTCTGTAGTTCCGTCTACGTCTATAGAACCAGCTAAGTCTATATCCCCACCTATGGTTACATCATCCGTAACTGTTAAATCGTCTTGTACTTTTAAATCTACAGCAGAAATACTAGCTAGTGCATCTACCATAGCACCACCAGAACCAGCACCATCAGCATAAATAATTTTAGTATCGCCAGCAGGTATTGTTATATTTGCACCTGTTCCTTGACTAATAACTAAATTTTGTGAACCTGTAGTAGCGTTTTCTATAAACCATAATTTAGATACTGTGTTAGGTCCAATAGTTACAGTACAGGCAGAATCTAAAGCACCTGTGTATTTAAGAAACATTGATCTTCCAGGATCAGTTGCTCCATCTGCAATAGTGGTGGTGTGTGTATCAGCATTAGTTGTTATAGCCTCTGTGCCATAACTAAACGCTTCTGCAATTAATTCTAAGTTTGTGTTTGTAGTCGTACCCCAAGTTCCTGACCCATCACCTGTCGCCATTTCATTGAGTCTTAGGTCATTTACATATGTGCTTGCCATTTTTATTCTCCGTGCTGTTTGATTATATTACCTTTTTGCATAATAGTTAAGCAACTTCTTCCCATTCTGGTGTCTGAGAATCTGAAACTGCTGTCCAATTAGGTGTTTGACTGTCACTAATTCCTGTCCAATTTGCGTCTTGTCCAGGAATTACAGGTCCCCAAACTAAAAGCTGACTTATATGACCTGTTCCAAAAACACCTGTGATAGAAATTTTTGCTTGTGCATCAATTGTTAATGTACCAAGACTTCCTGTATTTGCATCTGACGTAATAGAAATTACGTTGTTTGAAATAGTGCTTACGCTTCCTAAAGCAGTTGTTCCAACTACTGTAGTTGGATAAACATTCGCGTCACATGTTACAGTTTCATCGCCTTGTGCGATAGTAGAAGCAGTACCACTAACGCTAGTAATAGCTACTCCGTTAGCTACAACTGTGCCAACAGCACCTGTTGCTGCTAGACCTGTTTCTGTAACATTAGCATCAGCACTAACACTTTCAGTACCTAAAGCTGTAGTTCCTGCTAATCCAGTAACTGAAACATTAGCTATTCCTGTAGCTGTGAGGCTTCCTATCGAACCTGTAGCTGCAACTCCTGTTTCTGTTACGTTTGCAGCTGCCGATATACTTACTGAGCCTAATGCAGAAGTACCTGCAACACCTGTTTCTGTTACATTAGCTTGTCCCGTAGCTGTGAGGCTTCCTACTGAACCTGTACAAGTAACACCTGTTTCCGAAACATTAGCGTCACAGCTAACTGTTTCTGTGCCTACCGCAGAAGTGCCTGCAACACCTGTAAGATTTACAGTTACATTAACTACTGCAGGCTGACCCCATGGACCAGACCCCCAAGTAGATCGACCCCAACCAGCCACTAAGTTATGCTATTCTTATTACAGCGTTACTTGCGTCAGCAGTTGGGAAAGATATTGTGAAACTTCCAGCTGTAGAAGTTTTATCTCCACCAAAATCAAATACTGCAACTGCAGGATCACCTGATGCTGTATCGTTGTAGATCATACATCCTCTAGCAGTAATGGAAGCTGTGCCAAAAGTTAAATCAGCAAAATCTGTAAACGCAGTGGTTCCAGAAGTAGTTGGATTAACATTTGTTAATGCCGCTCCCCCTGCAGTGTAGTTTGTTCCTGATGCTTCTTGGTTTGTGCTGTAAGCTGTAGTAGCTGCAGTCATAGTTGCAGAACTTGTGTATAAAGCCAGCTTAAAAGAATTACCTCCAGAAGCTTTAAAGTTATGTACTGCTTGCAAAAGCTCACTTTTAAAAGAAGTACACATTGCTTGTGTAATTGCCATTATAGTCTCCTAATAATATTAGCTAGGTCTTTGTGACCTTGCTGTTCTAATTGATTGCATATTGTACACATGTGGTTTTTTATTGCTTCCGTCATGTAATATGCAACTACTTGTTTGCATGCTTCTCTAAAAGCATGAGCTTGTGCCCTAATGGGTGCAGGGGCTTCGTCGCTAATGGAAACTAATCTTTTAGTAGCCATTTCTGCAACTTCTTCTACAGTGTGCCCTCTGTAATCTGTCGTAGTAACTCCTAAGCTACCGACTTCTGTATCAGAATTAATTGAAAACATTAATACTCCTTTGGTTCTGGTGGTAAATCATTTCTATCTATCATTTGTGGTTTATTAGGTGTTTCTTCTTTAAGCACCTCTGACCATTTACAAGTTTGTATTGTACCGTCTTTTAAATATGTAACAACTGGATCTTTTAAACGATGATAGCCGTACAATTTTTCTTTTATGTCTGTGTTAGTTTCTAATAAATTAGAACGAGGAGCGATTGAAACTTCTATATCGTTTTCCATGCATTTTGCTAACCAAAATTCACAACAAGCTTTTCCAGACTCAGCGTAGTGCATGTTTGTTTTATAAGTAAAATCAACTCCAAATACTGTTAAACTATTTATTTTATTCCATAAAGCAAAAGCTATAGCGTAAGCTACTGTGTTATTAAAATAAGCACATCCTAAATCTGCTACTAAAAAAGCTAATGGAAATTCTTCTGCATAAGGAACTCTGTTGTCTAGTTCACAAGTATAAATAGGGTAATCAACTTCAGGTAAATGTTTTCTCATCATTGAGGTCATACTTCCTGCGTCTTCTGTATCAAAAAATCTCGACATAGGATCTAAAATAAAAGCTCTATCTATTTTTGGAAGAACTCCTATCATCGCATTTACAGCCCATACTTCATCAAACGATACGCTATGAACTTGTGATAAATGATAATCTATTTGACTTTGACCCATTGCTACTAAAGCTACGTTTTTATCTTCTAACTCAGCTATAGGTTCTTTTAACATAATTTATTGAGGAGGAATCCTAATATTGTCATATCTAGACTCATCTCTTACGTCTTTAGATTCTCCTAATAATTTTAATCTAGCTAACCCTTCTTGATATTTTATATCGTATGTTTGTATTTCTGCAGGATTTAATTTCATAAAAATTGCAGCTTCAACTAAAGAACCATATAATAAAGTATTTGAAGCGTTTGTAGCTAACCAAGTAGTTCCACTATCTCCTGCGTCTACTAAAGAAGCGGGTCTATAAAAATAATGTAGTTCAAATGTAAAATTTGCATTTGGTGTTGGAGCCAAGATAAAAGTATCGTCATCAAACTCTGCGTAGTAAAGGGGTTCTCCTGTTGTAGCGGTAGCTGGTGTGTAGTCTCTTATCCAGGAAACATGTTTAAGCAATAAATAAGTATAGTTACTGCTAGAATCTAAAACAGCTAAACTAAATGGCGATAAAAAGTCTGTTGGAGTAGCTAAATAAGTGTTTCCACTTGACCCCGTACCTGTTACATTTTTTCTAAAAACAGGCAACTGCACTGATTTTAAAATCTTTTCTTCAGCTTGTTTTATAAACGTAGGAATAGTATTCGTAAACGTAGTTTCAGTATTATCCATATAATTTTGGATAGCTGTGGTTAATTCACTGTATGTAAATCCTGCTGCCATTAATCTGTACTCACTGTTAAATTACCTAAGTTTGTTTCACCTTCTTGACCAGAAAAAGCACTTCCAATATTAGGGTCGTCTCTAAACCTCATCATGTTAGTTCCTGTTTGAGCTATTACAGCAGAAGAAGGATTTGTCGTTGTAACTTTACCTAAACCCGCTTGAGGCAACGGAACATCTGGTCTTGGTTGCCATAAAACTTCTGCATCTACAGGAACCTGTATAGGTTCTAATTGAGGATGTTTTGGCTCATAACACTCTGGACATACTTTTGTATGATCCCATTCTGTTTTCATAGTTAAATAAGGGTATTTCCACCCGCATCTATCGCAAATAGCATTAGAATATTTACCTGTAGCATAAGGCATTAAATATATCCTCTATTCGGAACTAAATGCACGGAAGATCTATCTTCGTCATATCTTAACGCATCTTCTAGATTCTTTTCATACAAAGGTTGTATAACAGATAGTTTTTGAGTATTCTTTTTTAAACACAAATAATAGGCTAACCCAGAAACCAAACAAGGCATAAAACGGTTAGGTATGTCTAAATCATTTAAAGAAGCTGTAGCGTCTTGAATTCTTTGCCAAGAATAGTAAATGAGTTTGTCCGTTGAATTCTCTGGTGTTGGGTATAAATGAACTACTGGTGTTATTGAACGTTCTAACCAAAACTGTGTAGGTCTAGCTTTTGTTGCTTTAGTTGGAATACTTATGTATTCGTTTCTATCTATCCTAGTTAATTGATAATCTGTAACAATTCCATTTACTGTTTTTTGAATATATGCGTCTAAAACATCAATGTCGTATTGATTTAATGTGTATGTTTCATCACCTTCAGTTAAAGCTTGTTCAACTTTAGTAACTTCCCACATTTGAATACCTCTGTTTGCCCAATCTGCAAACATGATATTTAAAGAACGTCTTGCAGTAACAGCGTCATATGACGTGCGGGCTTCTAAACCCGCAAGTTCATATGCTTCTTCTATTGCGGTTGCTACATCTAAACTAAATGTACGAGTTCCTGAAGTTGCCATATTTTAACAATGATAAGCAACGAAAAAGTCGCAATTAGCTAATACAACGTAAGCTCCAGTTTTAAAATAAACTCCATCGTTTGGTAGATAATGATCAAACGCTTCGTTTGCTGCACTACCAAATTTAAATTCCATTAAAAGTTTAGTTCCAGAAGCACTTGTACCGTCATACACTTTTATAGTAGCATCAGCCGCACTTGCTTGAGCCTGTACAGATTGAATCCTTATTGGTCCCAAATTAGTTGCTGTACCTGCTCCACTACCTATAGTACCTTGTAACTGTCCTGTAGAAGTTAAAGGTACGGAGGCTTTTACATCCGATGAACTCATGTTAGTCTCCTATTATGCGTCAGCAAATGGTGTTACTAAAGTTCCTGAACCTAAAATGATTCCTTCAACTGCGTATTTCGCAGAAGCCATAGCAGTTACTTTTACGATACTGCC